CGTTTATCCTTGGCTTCAGTCTTATCTCGGCGCTTACTGTCTGGGTGGCAGTGGTTCGTATCAAATCCGCGCTGTGAGGGGTTGACATGCCTGGAGCGTTAGACAGTGTTTTTAAGGAAGCGGCCAAGGCAATCGTTGCCGATCTTGGCGATGGTTTAGACACCGAGATCGACTACACCCGTAAGTTTGCTGGCGAATACGACACGGCAACAGGTGCGTTTACCACGTTTGACCGGCCTTACTACAACTTAAAGTGCCCGATCGAGTTCATTCGATCCGAGGAAGAGGAAGGTCGCGAGGAACGAAAAGCCCGTATTTACATATCGCCAGATCAAATAGGGGATAATCAGCCAACACTTCAAGACGAAATAACGTTGAGGTTTGCTGGCGCGGATCGTGTTGCTCAGATTACTGATGTAGAAACGTTCCGTGGCGGTCAAGAGTACCTGTATATTTTGCTGGTAAGGTTCTAATGAAAGATTTAAGTCATGCCGCCAAAGACCTTAAAGGCAAGCTGACTGCTGGATTAAATCAGTTTAGTGCGGATGTTATTTCAAAAGAGGGTTTGGCTCAGACAGGTAACAGTCCTGTGAGAACGGGCTTTTTTGCGTCAAGCTGGAAAGCGCAAACAGCAAGGGTCCAAGCGAAAGACAAGATTGAAAACTTCAAACCTTGGAGTGAAAAGGCAAAAGAGCAGGGCAAAATACAGCCGGTTATCAAGCCACGTTTTAAAGCTCAATCTGGCTTAAAGCTTCAAGATACGGTATATGTTGGCAGCTCTGTAGATTATGCGGAGCGTGCAATCGAGTTTGGCCAGGTCCAGAACTATGTTCAAGGGCAGGGTATCAAAACCCTTCTGAAGAAAAACTTTTCCGAAAAAGGAGGCAAGTTATGACACTCGTTAATGCTCGTGCTGCTTTTGAAAAAGCTGTAACTGATGCCGTTGCCACTGCTGATAGTGATGTCTTGATGGTTTACGACAATGTGGCGTTTATCGCTCCGGGCAAGGCCAAAAAATATATTTTGATGTCGGTCAATTTTGGACAGTCTACGCTGCAAAACCAAGGTGCTTCGCAGGATTATTACTCTGGCACGATTCAATGCAACGTATATGTACCTAAGAGTACTGGAACGTCAGTGCTGTCTGTACTCAGCGAGGCAGTAATTGACGGACTTACCTCAGTAAACGCTCCAAGTTATACAGACACCTTTAGTTCTGTTCCTAGGGTTTTGGACATCAATGGGCCAACGCCGTTGGATCTAGAGGATCGTTCTCATTTCGTAGGGGTTATTTCTTGCCAGTTTACGGCTGTCGCGTAGTATAGTATTAATAACGTGAGTATTTTATGCGAGCTGCAGAGCTTCTTCGGAATAAATTTGGCGTTAGTCAGCTATATAAGCATGAAGTCAGGGACGGCGATGAGGTGGTGCTTGAGGTGTATTGGCACCCTTTGACCATTGCTGAACGCGAAAGCATCCAAAAAAAGACTGGAACGGATGACGCCAACGACTTTGCGCTTGGCCTGATGATTGAAAAGGCATTGGATGCAGACGGCAAACGTCTGTTCCAGGATGGCGAGAAAGCTCAGCTCAAGAATGCTGTTGACGCTTCAGTTCTTCAAGAGATTCAGCTAGCCATGCTGTCCTCCGGCGCCGAAAACAAGGTGGAGGAAGCGAAAGCAGATCTCAAAAGCGCGTAGTGACTGGCTTTTTCTGTTTTTTCTCGCTACCGAGCTGGGAATGACTGTTTTGCAGCTCACTCAGCGCCTTACTCAAGAGGAGTTAATCGGTTGGGCTGCTTATTACGAGATCAAGGGCGAGGAAGAAGAGAAAGTCATGGATCGATCTAGGGTGTCCAGTAGGGCTCAAACCATGACAAGGCGGTAGACTAAAGCCATCACTTGTTGGCTTTGTGGGTCGATGGCTGACTACGGCGTAAATATAGCCATTAAATTTAGCGAAGCTAAGCTAAACAAGCTGACTAAAAAGTTAAACGAAGCCAGTATATCCGCAAACAAGATAAGCGAAGCTTTTAAAAAGGTACAGCAAAAAGGGGGAGCAAGCCTTGATAAAACTAGTAGAACTTTAGATAAAAAACTAACCAAACTTAAAAAAATCAATAAAGAGCTGCAACGTGAGAACAAACTTTTAACTGAAAACGCATCTTTGCAACGTCAAGCGACGCGATCTGGCGGAGGTGGAGGAGGTAGACGAGTAGGTGGATTTGGTGGTGGATTTGGTGGTAGTGGAAGGCTTGGTCAAGCTGTCCTTGGTGGCGGCTTTCCGTTGCTGTTTGGTGGAAGCCCTTTTCAAGCTGCAGCTGGTGCGATTGGCGGAGCATTTGGCGGATTTGCAGGCGGAATTGGTCTTCAAGTTGTTGCTGGTCAAATCGAAAACTTGGTTGGCCGAACAGCAGAAGTAGGACAAGCATTCAATGAATTATCTTTTGACCTTGATACGGTCGCTTCTGCGACCGGCATAGCCGGAACGGAAACTCAAAGCTTTTTGGAGAAAATTGAAAGGTATGGTTCAAAAGCTAAAGCTGCCGAACTTGCGACAAAGCTTTTAGCGTCAAGAGTGGGACAAGATGGCGTAAATGCTTTAACGTCTTTTGGAGAAAATGCAGCAACTTTAGGAAACAATTTAAGCATTATTTTTACTCAAGTGTTGGCCGGCATTGCCAAAGTTGCTGGGCCAATTCTTGAGTTTTTATCAAAAGCAGCAGGTGAACAAGCGGCAAAGCAGGCGTTTGATAAAGCGACGGGCCTGACTGGAGTCGAGCTAGCAGCTCAAAAATTTAGAGCTGGCAGCAGGAGAGGCCAAGATATAAAAAACTTCGCCAAAAACCTTCGTGCAGCTGGATTTGAAGGAACACTTCCTACAAGCCAAACTCAAGCAAAAAAAATATCTGATCAGATTGCCATTGCAACAGGAAAAGCAAGGATGTCGATTCCTGAACTTGAGATCGCAGAGTTCGCTAAAACCGTTCAAACGCCTGAAGATAAAAAGAAAACCCCGTTACAGAGACAAGAAGAGCTGGCCACAAGAATGCTGCAAAAGGCAAAAGAAAGAAGTCGGCTAGCTGAAGCTATGACGACTCAAGAAAAAAGATCTTTGCAGTTAATTATTGACAAGGAAGCGGTTGAGCGTGATTTAAACTTGCTTGCTCCAGAACGGAGACAAGCAATTATAGATGAATTTGAAAATCAATTTATGATATTAAACATTGTAGATAGGCGGAAAAAACAAGACAAGGCTTTAGCAGATGCTGCAAAGGAAAGACAGGCTGCAGAAAAGAAAGCGGCAGAAAATCTTGCTGCTATTTATAAAGACATTGGTACAATCATTAAGACTGGTGTTGTTGATGCAATTTCTTCAGCGGTAGAGGGCACAAAGACTCTTGGTGAGGTAGCAAGCAATATTCTTCGAAATATTTCTAATCGTCTTTTAGATTTAAACGTTGCGCTTGGTTTAAACGCATTGTTTCCTGGGTCAAAACTTTTTCCAAATCCAATTACCGGAAAAGCGAACGGAGGAGGTGTCGGGGCAGGCCGTCCTTATTTGGTCGGTGAACGTGGCCCTGAGTTGTTTATCCCTGGAGCGCAGGGCAATATTATTCCAAACAACGCAATGGGCGGGTCTAGCATTGTGGTAAACGTGGATGCGTCTGGCTCGTCTGTTGAAGGCGATTCCAATCAGGCAGCACAACTCGGCAAAATGCTTGGTGCTGCAGTGCAAGCCGAGCTAGTCAAGCAAAAACGTCCCGGCGGTCTTCTTGCAGTCTGATGGCTACTTTTCCCTCAATCACACCAACTTACGGGATTCAGAAAAGCAGTGCCCCGGTAGTGCGGACAGTGCGTTTTGGGGACGGTTATGAACAACGTACAAGTCTTGGGTTAAATCAAAATCCCAAAATTTTTAACTTGTCCTTTGAGGTGTCAGAAACAGACGCTGACACTATTGAAACTTTTCTCGACGCTCGTGCTGCAGACAACGCAAGCTTTGATTTTACGCCGCCAGGAGAAAGCAGCAGCTCCAAATTTGTTTGTGAAGAGTGGAGCAAGTCGATTCCCTATTTAAACCGTGCCAGTATTCAGGCAACGTTTCGCGAAGTTTTTGAACCCTGATGGCTTATACCGCTTGGGCTGCTAGCACTTCATTTTCTGTTGGTGACGTACGACGTGCCACCACCACGCAAAACAGCGGCCTTGTATTTAAGTGTACGACTGCTGGAACGTCTGGTAGTTCTGAGCCTGCTTGGCCTACAGATATTGGGAGCACAATTACAGACAACAGTGTTGTTTGGGCTGCAATTAGCTCGGTTTATGCCGATGTTTCAGCATTAGACCCAGGAACGGTTATTGAACTGTTTGAACTGCATTATGACAGCGCATTACACGGAAGTTCTGACATATTGCGCTGGCACGCCGGGTCAAATGCAAACGTAACGGGAAACATTACGTGGAACGGCAACGCTTACACGCGTATTCCAGTGAAGGCAGACGGTTTTGAGTACACAAATGCGGGGTCTTTACCAAGACCAACCTTATCGGTTGCAAACTTAGATGGAACAATTACAGCGTTGCTTCTTGGAGTAAACGACGTAAACGCTGGCAATGACTTGACTGGTGCCAAGGTTAAAAGGATCAGAACACTTAAGAAGTTTTTAGACGGAGAGCCTGCTGCAGATCCATATGCAACGTTTCCCGTTGAAGAATGGTACGTCGATCGCAAAGCAACGGAGTCTCGTGATGTCGTTGTTTTCGAGCTTACAAGTAAACTGGATTTGCAGGGCAAGGAGCTGCCTAACCGTCAGGTTGTAGCGAACATTTGTCAGTGGAAGTATCGAAGCTCTGAGTGCAGTTATGCGGGCAGCAGCTACTTCGACGTTAACAACAACAGTGTTAACACTTTGGCGCAAGATGCATGTGGTAAACGTTTGAGTAGTTGCAAAGCGCGTTTTGGCGAAAACAATGAACTACCCTTCGGGTCATTCCCTGGAGTAGGACTTACTTCATGACTTTGCCTTCATCCGTTGCTGAACAAATTTTGGCTCATGCGGTTGAAACAAGTCCTAAAGAGTGTTGTGGCTTAGTTGCGATCGTTAAAGGAAGGCGCAGATATTTTCGTTGCAAGAATCTCGCTGATACACCTGATGAGCATTTTGTTCTGGACCCAATTGATTATGCAGCTGTAGAAGACAAAGGCGAAATTGTAGGTGTTGTTCATAGTCATCCCTTTACTAACCACAGCCCTTCGCCTGCTGATCGTGTTGCTTGTGAGCAAAGTGGTCTGCCTTGGCACATTGTCAATCCAACTACTGGAAACTGGGGATACTGCGAGCCAGAAGGGTTTCAACTTCCTTATGTGGGGCGTGAGTTTTCTCACGGCGTTGTGGATTGCTATTCTCTAGTACGTGATTGGTACAAGCGTGAGCTAGGCATACAGTTGGGAAATTATTTTAGGCGTGATCAGTGGTGGGACAAAGGAGAAAATTTGTACTTAGAAAATTTTGGGAAAGAGGGATTTATAGAGATTCCGATTATGGAGGTAAAACGTGGTGACTTATTGCTTATGCAGTTAGCTTCTTCAGTGCCTAATCATGCTGCAATTTACCTAGGAGATCAAGTTGTGCTGCATCATGTGCAGGGTCGGCTGTCTAGCAAGGACGTTTACGGCGGGTATTATTTGAAGAACACCGCTTGCGCCTTGAGGCATGAAAGTCGTTAAGGTCTACGGCACTTTGCGCGAACTGCTGGGGAAGACTCGATTCGAGTTTGTGGCGGATACCCCTGCTCAGGCTATGCGTGCGTTGCTGGTTAATTTTCCCAAGCTTCAGCAATGGTTGCTTGACAGTGAAAAAAATGGTGTTGCCTATCGAGTAACAGTCGGCAAACAAAAAATACATAACGATGATGTATCCGGCTTGTTTGCTCCTTGGAGCGAACGCGAGGTGTTCAGCATTGCGCCTGTTATGACTGGTGCAGGCAGAGGCACAGGCATGATTTTGCTTGGTGCGGCATTGGTTACCACTGCGATATTGGCTCCTGGTGCTGGATTTGCTCTTAGCGCAGGTGGTTTTACTACGACAGGTGTGGCTGCTTCAGGGGCCGTTGGTGTGATTGCTCCAGGATTTGCAGCAGCGAGCGCACTTGCTGCTGCTGCCGGAAATATCGGCCTCGGTTTGATGCTGGTAGGCGTTTCTCAAATGCTTTCACCCGTGCCAAAGCCGCCCCGTGAGGCGTCTAGACTTGAATCAAACAGCTTTAGTGGAATCGCTCAAACAACGCGTCAAGGCGTCCCAGTGCCAATAGCCTACGGGCGGTTGTTTGTTGGATCAGCGGTGATTTCTGCTGGACTCGACATTGATCAGGTTTAATCATGACAATATCTAAGTACATCGCAGGCTCAGGCGGCGGCGGTGGTGGTGGCGGTGGCGGAAAGGGTGGAGGCGGGAATACTCCATCTGAGGCTGATGACACTCTTCAGTCGAACCAGTTTGCCAATGTTTTAGACCTGTTAAGTGAAGGAGAAATTCAGGGTCTCGAAGAAGGCAGCAAAAGTATTTTTTTAGATGATACGCCACTACAAGCAGCAGATGGTTCGTTTAATTTTCAAGGATTCAACGTTTTTACAAGGACGGGAACACAAAACCAAACTTATATTCCTGGGGTGTTTGGCAACGTTGAAGCCGAATTTCCCGTAGGTATTCAAGTAGAAAACGGAACCCCTGTTGTAAGAAGTATCACTGACTCTAATGTCGATCGCGTACGAATTTCAATCAGCATCCCATCTCTTCGCAAAGTAGAGGACGACGGAGATATTGTTGGAACGTCCGTCAGTCTATCTATTCAAGTTCAATACAATGGAGGGGGATATAGCCCCGTTCGAACAGACGTTATATCAGGCAAAAGCAGCTCAAATTATCAGCGCGACTACTTATTAACTCTTTCAGGCCAGTTTCCGGTTGATATAAAAGTTGTTCGTAACACAGCCGACTCTGATAGCGTAACACTTGAAAACGACACTTTCTGGCAAGGTTATACTGAAATAATTGATGCAAAGCTTCGATACCCTAATAGTGCTCTAGTCGGATTGCGTATTGATTCAAGTCAGTTTAGCGGCATACCTAGGCGCAAGTATCTTATTCGCGGAATCAAAGTTCAGATCCCAAGTAACGCTACGGTTGACACTGTTACTCATCCAGGACGTATAACATATTCGGGTGTTTGGAACGGCACATTTAAATCAAGCCCTGAGTGGACTTCTGATCCAGCATGGTGTTTGTGGGACTTGCTGACTAATGAAAGATATGGGTGTGGCATTCCAGAAGCCTCGTTAGATCGTTATGATTTTTTCTCAATTAGTCAATATTGTAACGAGCTTGTATCTAACGGAAAAGGAGGACTAGAGACTAGATTTAGCTGTAATTTATTGATCAATCAGCGAAAAGAAGTCTATAACGTAATCCAGGAAATGAGCAGTATTTTTCGTGGCATTTCGTACTACGGCGCAGGATCTTTTGTTCTACAACAAGATAAACCTTCAGACGCGCAATATGCTTTAGGTCCTGCCAACGTTATAGATGGAGTGTTCTCTTACTCTGGCTCGTCGCTAAATAGTCGTCACACTACTGCGACTGTTGCGTATCAAAATTACGACGATCTGGGAGAGGTTGCTTTTGAGTACGTTGAAGATGCTGACGCAGTTGCCAAGTACGGCATAAACAACAAAGACATCAAGGCTGTTGGCTGCTATTCGCAAGGGCAAGCAAATCGAATTGGCAAATGGTCCTTATTAAGTGAGCAAGAGTTGCATGAAACCTGCAGCTTTGGGGTTGGCCTTGATTCAGGTATCGCTCTTCGCCCTGGAATGGTTGTTGACATTGCAGATCCACTGCGCGGTGGAACGAGAAGGAATGGTCGTGTCTCTTCGTCTACGACAACTGTTGTGACAGTAGATAGCAGCAGCAATCTCTCGGTAAACATGAGCAACAGCCCTACCCTGTCTGTCATTTTGCCGACAGGCTTGGTTGAAACGCGCAGCATTAGCAGCATCAGCGGAAGAGCAGTAAGTGTTTCTTCAGCGTTTAGCGAGGCTCCAGCAAGTAACGCGCCTTGGTTAATTCAAACAAGTGACATTCAGTCACAGCAGTTTCGCGTTGTTAGCGTTGCTGATGCTGAGGATGGAACGCTTGGCGTCACTGCAATTAAGTACAACGAAAGTATCTATGCTGCTGTTGAGCGGGATCTAAATCTTACTCAAAGAGATGTTAGTAATTTGAATGAGCAGCCTAATGCTGTTGAAGGTCTCGACGGACAGGAGTATCTATATCAAGAAGGCCAAACAGTTCACACCGGCTTCTCATTGAGCTGGGTACACGACAGAAAATTTTTGCAAGATTTTGTTGTTAAGTACAAACTAGATGACGACAACGCTGTATCTGTAACCACGTCTGACCCTTCGATCACGCTTACAGCATTACGAGCCGGGGTGCTGGAAGTTCAGGTTGTAGCGAGGAACTTCTACAAAAGGCAAAGCTCAGTAGCTTCAGCAACGTTCCAGTTGACAGGGAAAACAGCACCTCCAGCAGACGTGCAGAACCTGTCGATTGAGCCGATTAGTTCCAACAGCGCACGCTTGCGCTGGGATAAAACAGTTGATGTTGATGTAAAGGTCAATGGGCTAGTCCACATTAAACACAGTAATTTGACTGATGGGTCCGCTACTTGGCCCAACTCAACAGATCTAATTGTTGCTGTGCCAGGCAACTCAACCGAAGCAATTGTTCCGTTAATTCCTGGAGAAATATTTACGAAGTTTGAAGACGACCTTGGGAATAAAAGCGTAAACGCAACAAGCGTGCTTGTTCAACTGCCTGAGACATTTGAGCGTTTAGTCATTGAATCCCGCAGAGAGGACGCCGATACTCCAAAGTTCCAAGGAAACTACGACAAATGTTTTCGTGATGACACGCTGCAAGCTTTAATTCTTGATAGCGACAGCAAGATTGATACTGTTTCAAACTTTGATTCAATTAGCTCTTTTGTCATAGCAGGAGCCCTTGAAGTCTCTGGGGAGTATGAGTTCTCACGAACACTAGATTTAGGCGGCAATTATGGGGTTCACATTGAGCGGCATCTTGCGACAGCAGCTTTCTTCCCAGATGACTTGGTTGATTCTCGAACCGCGTTAGTTGACTCTTGGACTGATTTTGACGGCGGGGACGCAGATGCAGTCAACGCAAAGCTTTATCTAAGAAGCAGTTCAGACGCGCCAAGCCCCTCCGCAACGTATGGAGCATGGCAGGAGGTTGTTTCTGGAACGTTCCAAGGCAGAGCCTTCCAATTCAAAGCTGAGCTAACAACTGCTGATGCAGCCCAGAACATTTTGATCAGTCAGTTGGGTTACAGAGCCTTGTTCCAGCAAAGACAAGAAAACAGCGATGGGGTTATTGCCTCTGGTACGAGCACGAAGAGTGTTGCTTTCGGGAAAGGGTTCTTTACGGGTAACTCGGCTACTGGAGGCGAAAACACGCATCTACCAAGCGTTGCGGTTACTGTTCACAATCTCGGCAATGGCGAAAGGTTAAACGTGAGCAACGTCAGCGCCACCGGATTTGATGTGGACATTTTGGATTCGAGTGATTCAAACGTTGATCGCAACTTCACCTATGCAGCTGTGGGCTATGGCAAAGCCGTATAAAATAAAGTGATGTTGTCCCTTTCGGGCTAAGAATGGCTACTCACGACTACGTGATCGCTAACGGCACTGGGGCGGCTGTGCGTAGCGATCTGAATAACGCTTTGGCGGCGGTTGTCAGCAATAACAGCGGTAGTTCAGCGCCCTCAACCACCTATGCGTACCAGTGGTGGGCAGATTCAGGCTCTGGCCTGCTGAAAATGAGGAACAGCGGAAATAGTGCATGGGTCACCATGCAAAAGCTGGATGGAACGGTGCTACTTCAGGATGGCAGTGCTTCCAGTCCTGGTCTGAGTTTTGCAGACGATACAAACACCGGCATTTTTAGTGGTTCTGCTGACCGAATCAGCATTTCTACAGGTGGTTCAGAGCGTTTTCGCGTTGATGGCAGCGGGCATATTTTTATCGCAGATTACGGGTCTACAAGCCCTGGATTAAGCAACACAAGCGTTGGATGCACATTTCAAACAAGCAATGATGGATCATCGTTACTTATTTCCCGTCAAGACAACGTCGCAATCCACGCAAACAGAAATCAAAACGGTCAACTTTTCTCTTTTCAACGTTCTGGAACGCAAGTTGGCAGTATTTCTGTCACAAGCTCTTCTACGGCCTATAACACTTCATCGGACTACCGGCTTAAGGAAAACGTTGCCGCGCTTACTGATGGGATCACTCGTGTAAAACAGCTGCTTCCCAAGCGATTTAATTTTATTGTTGCACCGGAAACAACAGTTGATGGCTTCCTAGCGCATGAAGCGCAGGCCGTAGTTCCGGAGGCTGTCATTGGAACGTATAACGAAGTTGATGATGAAGGCAATGCTGTGATGCAGGGCATTGATCAGGCAAAGCTTGTTCCGCTGCTGACTGCGGCTTTGCAAGAAGCAATCGTCAAGATTGAAACGCTTGAAACTAAGGTTGCCGCCCTTGAAGCGGCCTGAGTACAATCCCTTTGACGTGACCTACTTATGGCCGTTCAACCTGGCACGTATAATTTCACGCTGCAGCGTCGGGCTGATTTTTCGCTTGACTTGCAGTTTAAGGACGGTAGTGATGCTGCTATCGACCTGACGGGTTATACCGTTTACGCCCAGGCTTGGAACGAAGACCGCACCACGAAATCAGCCGATTTTTCGATTACGTACGTCAATCGATCTGAAGGCAAGATTACGTTAAGCGTGACTGACACGCAAACGGCCTCGTTCCCTAATGAGTTGCGATATGACGTGCTTTTGGAAGACTCTGGAGGAATACGAGAGTATTACTTAGAGGGCATTATTTTCGTCAGCCAAGGTTACACAACACCATGACTAACAAAGTTGTTGTTACCAAGGTCACTACCTCCTCCCTGGTCCTTACTACTGGTCTTCGCGGAGCCACAGGCGCTCAAGGGCCAGCAGGTCCGACTGGTGCGACCGGGCCTCAGGGTCCTCAGGGTGAAACTGGTGCTACTGGCGCTCAAGGTCCAGCAGGCGCTGACGGAGCGGATGGCGCAACTGGAGCTACAGGTCCTCAGGGTGCGACTGGACCACAAGGTGCAACAGGCGCAACAGGCGCAGCTGGGGCAACTGGAGCAGCTGGGGCAGACGGCGCTGATGGAGCAGCTGCAACTATTGCTGTTGGCACAGTTAGTACAGGCACGCCTGGCTCAAGCGCCACAGTTACAAATACAGGAACTTCTAACGCAGCTGTTTTTGCGTTTTCAATTCCACAAGGAGCTACAGGCGCGACTGGGGCAACTGGTGCGGCTGGAGCCGATGGCGCCGATGGCGCGACTGGACCTCAAGGCCCTGCCGGCGCTACTGGAGCAACTGGTGCAACAGGAGCAACCGGACCCCAGGGTCCTGCAGGAGCAGATGGAGCTGATGGCTCTGCAACCGTAAGCATTGGCACTACGACAACCGGCACCGCAGGATCAAATGCGTCAGTAACAAATACTGGGACAAGCACAGCTGCTGTCCTTAATTTCACAGTCCCCCGTGGAGCTACTGGTGCGACAGGCCCACAAGGACCTGCTGGTCAAGATGGAGCCCAAGGCTCAGCAACAATAAGCATTGGCACGACCACTACTGGTAATGCAGGCACTAATGCATCAGTAACAAATACAGGAACAAGTACCGCTGCAACTTTAAATTTCACTATTCCAAGAGGCGCTACTGGAGCAACAGGGAATACAGGAGCGACCGGAGCTACTGGCGCTGCCGGAGCAGATGGAGCAGATGGAGCAGACGGAGCAGCCGCAACAGTTGCTGTTGGAACGGTTACGACAGGTGCCGCAGGATCCAACGCAACAGTCACAAACAGTGGCAGTAGCTCCGCTGCAACACTGGATTTCAGCATTCCTAGGGGAGCTACAGGCGCCACTGGAGCAACTGGCGCTACGGGTCCAGCTGGCGCTGATGGCGCTGCCGGAGCAGATGGGTCTGATGGTGCAGCAGCGACAATCTCTGTCGGAACAGTCACTACAGGTGCCGCTGGTTCAAGCGCAACCGTTACGAATAGCGGTAGTAGTTCTGCTGCGACATTTGATTTTTCCATTCCTAGGGGCGCCACTGGAGCAACAGGAGCTACTGGTGCTCAAGGGCCTGCTGGTGCGGACGGTGCTGATGGTGCCAATGGAGGCACAGACATTGTTTTAGATACCACCCCGCAACTTGGTGGTGATCTGGATATGAACTCTAAGTTCATTTCCAGTGGAATTCTTGGAATTAAAAACTCTGGTTCGCAGTCAGAAGTTCGCTTGTACTGCGAAGTCAGCAATGCTCATTACGCAGCAATTAAGGCTCCAGCGCACAGCGATTTTAGTGGCAACATTACATTTACGATGCCTGCTACTGCAGGTTCAGCAAACCAAGTCTTGAAAACAGACGGCTCAGGTGCTTTGGCTTGGGTCGATCAAACAATTACTGATGGTGATAAAGGAGATATCACTGTTTCAAACAGTGGTGCTACTTTCACAATCGACGATGACGTTGTAACTGCAGCGAAGCTGGCAGATACATCTGTGACGGCTGGAAGTTACACGGCAGCAGACATCACTGTTGACGCGCAAGGTCGGATTACGTCTGCTTCATCTGGAACGATTAGCACCAGCGAAATCGCTGATGGGGCAATTACCTCAGCAAAGCTTGAAGACAACATCACGATTGCCGGAAACCTTACGGTCAACGGGACAACAACAACTGTCAACAGCACAACGCTGAGCGTCGATGATAAGAACATCGAGCTTGGCAGTGTTTCCACCCCAACAGATGCCACGGCTAACGGTGGCGGCATCACACTCAAGGGTGCAACGGACCACACGATTGTCTGGACGAACAGCACCGACAGCTGGGACTTCTCTGAGCACGTCAACATCGCCAGTGCCAAAGAGTTCCGTATTGCGGGCACCAAGGTTCTTGATGCAACAAGCCTGGGCAGCGCAGTTGTTACCTCAAGCCTGACTGCAGTCGGCACCCTTGCAACAGGTGTTTGGAACGCAACGCCGATTGCCACTGCTTACATCGCTGACGATGCAGTAACAGCTGCGAAGTTGGCTGACACTACTGTTACTGCTGGTAGTTATACGCTTAGCAGCATTACTGTTGATGACCAGGGGCGGATTACAGCTGCGTCAAGTGGAACAGCTGCTGATCCTGACAAAATTACTGAGGGGAATACAGAAGCGGAAGTTGTTGATACTGGATCTAATGGTCATTTCAAAATTACAACTGAGGGCACTGAACGTGTTCGTGTTGGCCCAGCCGGACAGGTAGGCATTGCTGGAGCGAACTACGGCACTAGTGGTCAAGTGCTTACAAGTGGAGGCGCATCAGGTGCCATCAGCTGGACAAACGCTGCTTCAGGCGCCACTGGTGGGGGGAGTGATAAGTGGGCGCTTGAACATGACAACACCATTACCACCAGCTATACGATTGGAACTGGTAAAAACGTAATTTCTGCAGGTCCGTTAACCATTAACAACGCTGTTACAGTTACGGTGCCTAGCGGTAGTTTCTGGGTAGTTATCTAATGGGAATTCGACTAAAAGGCCAAACAACTGGCTATGTAAAAATTAAAGCCTCGGCAACTGCAGCGGACAACAAGCTGAAGTTGCCTAACGGCAACGGATTAAACGGTCAGGTGCTGAGCACTGACGGTGATGGCAATCAGCCCTGACCCGGATTATCCAGATGTGTTTGCTGGAACAGCCGTCAGCGCCACCAAGCTGATCGTTAAAGGCTAGACAAGGCACTACACTTGATATAACGGCCCCACTGCTAATCAACCGATGGCGTTTGGAACGGTAAAAGTTGACACGATCACTAGTAGCACCCAAACGCTGAGTGTCGATGACCTCGTCACCCTGACCCAAACGACTGCCAACTTTACAGGAACGCTGCAAAATGGCGGCTCAAACGTCGTTGTTGACAGCGATATTGGCAGTTCAGTTCAGGCATACGACGCAAACCTTCCGGCTGGTAACACCATTCTTGTAGATGGAGACGTTGGCAGCAACGTACAGGCGTACAGCGCCAAGCTGACTGCGGTCGCCGGGCTTGCTGTCACTGACGGCAACGTCATTGTTGGAAACGGTTCAACCTTTGTTGCAGAGAATGGTGCAACAGCACGAACCAGTCTTGGGGTGGCGATTGGTAGTGATGTTCAGGCATATGATGCCGACACCGCCAAGACTGACGTAGCTCAAACATTTAGTGCCGCACAGACTTTTACGCCCCAAACGATCCATAACGGTGGCGTCAAGCTTGATGGTCCTTATGAGCAGGTTGCTGAGGCCGTTAGTGCGCTCGCAATTGACCTTTCCACCGGCAACTACTTCACCAAAACCATCAGCGGCAACTCAACGTTTACGTTTACCAATCCGCCGGCTTCTGGAACGGTTGGCAGCTTCGTGCTTGAGTTAACGCATACGTCTGGAACGGTGACGTGGCCTTCCAGCGTCAAGTTTCCTGCTGACACCGCGCCAACTTTGACCACGGGCAAAACTCATCTATTCTTCTTTGTGACTGATGATGGCGGGACGCGGTATCGCGGTGCGTCACTCGTCGATTACGTCAACTGAGGAAGCATGGATCCCATCACCGCAAAGTTAATGTCCGCTGCTGGTGGAGCGGCTGATCGTGTTTACGTTGACGATCTTTTTAGTACGTTTTTATTTAACGGTACACGAAACACTCTGCAAATTCAAAATGGCATTGATTTAGCAGGTGAAGGCGGCATGGTTTGGTCGAAGGTGAGAGATAGCAGTAATAATTACGGAACTATTTATGATACAGAAAATGGAACTGGCCCACAAGGTGGTAGGTTCTTTAACGGACCAACTAGCAGCGGTATAACTTCCACCCAGAACGATGGTTTAACTTCTTTTAATTCTGATGGTTATACCCTAGGTGGCAATTTTTTTGAAAATTCCAACGATGCTAGTTACGGCACAGAGCATGTCTCCTGGACGTTTCGCAAAGCGCCTGGTTTCTTTGACGTTGTTAAATATACAGGAAACGGCACATCTGGTCGCACAGTTGCCCACAGCTTAGGTTCAACCCCTGGAGCTGTAGTTGTTAAATGCACTTCACATTCGGATGATTGGTGGGTCTGGCATCGAAGTGTATCTACAGGAAATTTAAGCGGCAACAATCTTCTCAAGCTTAACTCTACCGATGGCGCAGTTTCGCGTACTTATATTGGCACCGTAAACAGCTCTACGTTTGAGTTAGGCACTGATAACGCTGTAAACGGTAGCGGCAAAAGTTATGTTGCTTACATTTTTGCCCACCAACCGAACACTTCTTATCAGGAAGTAAGTTTCGCGCAGAGTTACTACGGCTTTGGCGTAAGCGGCCCAAGCGGAACTGGTACGTATAGATTTTTCTATAATTCTAGTGTTAATACCAGTTACGCCGATATCGCATCTGTTAGATATACTGTTTCTGGTCAAAATAAATGGGATGAGTTGTCCGACGCAATTTTTGCTGCTTCAGGGGAGAGGTATCGCGTTGGCAATCTTCAGTCGTCAGGCACTCTTGTTCAAGCCTACGATGCAAATTATTTCTCAGGTTATGCCGGACCTACTTATGACGATGAAGAAGTTTACAGCGTTTGCGGTAGTTATCGCGGAACCGGCGCAAGCGGCAATGAAATAGTTTTAGGTTTTGAGCCTCAGTGGGTGCTTATTAAGCGAACAAACAGCTCAAAAGATTGGATGATATTTGACAATATGAGGGGGATCTTTGACGGCCAAGACGATGTTTTACTGGAAGCAAACAATAACAACGCTGAATTTACTAAATCCCTTATGGCCTTGACACCCACGGGATTCAGGTTCACCTCTAGTGACGGCGATGTTAACGGCAGCAACGATTCATACGTTTACATTGCAATCCGACGCCCTAACAAGCCGCCTACCGCTGGAACGGATGTTTTCAATGCTGATTATGAGTTTGCCACCGATACAAGCGTTAGAGGCTATTTAGGGCATGTTGCTGACATGAACATCATTCACGCACAAGCAAACTCAAATAATAGTTTTTTGAGGCTAAGGCTCTCTGGGGGAAACTATATTTACACTTCTTTTACTGATGCAGCAGTAACTCAAACATACAATTTTTGGGACAATATGCTGGGCTTTAATAGATCTGGTGAAACAGGAACTGCAAATACAGATAAAATCACTCATGTATTTCGTCGAGCACCTGGATTTTTCGATGTTGTCTTTTATGAAGGCACGGGCAGCACCTTAAACGTTACTCACAATCTAGGGGTTACTCCTGACCTTATTATTGCCAAAAGACATGACGGCAACTCTCAATGGCTTGTTGGACGCAGTAGCGACCTTGCGACGGGGATTCAGTTACAAAGTGACCACGATGAATATAATTTCAATTATAACATTTTTGGCACACCAACGGCAACAACATTTTCGCCACATCCAGGCTCAGGCATGAATAGCTCAGGTGAAAATTACTTTGCTCTTTTGTTTGCAACACTTTCTGGTATTAGCAAAATTGGCAGTTACTCAGGAACTGGTAATAACATCAATGTCGATTGTGGGTTTACTGCAGGCGCTCGTTATGTATTGATCAAGCGCACTGATGCAGTCAGCACTGGTGATTGGTACGTTTGGGACAGCAATCAAGGCATCGTAAGCGGCAATGATCCTTACATTCGACTAAATGTTGGTGGTTCTTATCCAATTACCGGCACCGATTACATTGACCCGCTCAATGCTGGGTTTACAGTTACATCGTCTGCACCTGCTGCGCTGAACACTAGTGGCGGCAGTTATCTGTTTTTCGCAATCGCCTGATCATGGAAATCCGCAACCGCTCCACTGGTGCCGTTATCACCGACAGTCAGCTTCGTGCTGACAACCCTGGAACGTCATTCCCTAAACAGATCACAGCCGACATCCTTGACGGGTTTGGTTATGACCCTGTGCTGAATGGACCCGCTGCAACGGTGTCTGGGCCGTATGAACGCAGCGTGCGTGATGGCGTTGAAGAGATCAACGGCCAGTGGTTTACCAAGTTCATCGTTGGTCCTGTTTTCACTGACAACGAAGAAGGGACTGCTGCTGAGCAGGAAACCGCTTACCGCACCAATATTGACAACCAAGCTGCTGTAAACGTTCGTGCAGAGCGTGACCGCAAACTGGCTGCCTGCGACTGGACTGTTCTGACAGATAGCCCGTTGACCACGGCTAAGAAGACAGAGTGGAAGACCTACCGTCAAGCATTGCGGGACATCAGTGCAGCAGAAGGTTTTCCCCATACGATGGAATGGCCGACTGAGCCTTCCTGATGCAGCGCCCTGACCCAATGATCGCCAGTAAGCCTGGTGCGGAAGATATTGAATCAATGTTCAACCGGGCTACATGGCTTGAGGAATTGTTCTTCCTTGATGGCAGAGACTTATCGTCGCATCCTCAACACGGTCTATTCACAGGTTTGGCTATTAAATACTCCAATCTTCAATCAACAGACGGGTATTAATAGCCTGCCAACACATTGATACAGCCTAACAACTGTCACAGTGACAATCCTAGTAACCTATTAGGCGAAAACGTTAATTCTGTTTCTCATGCTCAAGTCTCTGATTGTGAGTGGTGTCGCCGCTTCAACAGCTGCGCTGGCATCTCCTGTTTTCGCCAACGTCTACGTCAATCCGGAGTACAACGGGGCTAACTACGGCGACGATTTTCTTGGTGGAACGCTCAACCTCGATGTCGGTTATGAAGGTTCTTCTGGTGCCTACAGCTATTACATCCAAGGCGGTCCTGCGATCGTGATGCCTAACGGCGCTGAGAACGAGGTTGAGTTTGCTGGCAAGTTTGGTGGTTCGATCCAGGCTTCTGACAGCGTTGCTGTTTATGGCGAACTGAGTGGCATTACTGGTGATGAGCTTTCAGTTGGTACCAAACTTGGCCTGAAGTACAGCTTCTGAGCTATAACCAACGTAGGTTTCTCACACAGACCGACATCAGGCTCCCGCAAGGGGGCCTTTTGTTTTATCTGCAATCACTATGAGTCAAAAAATTTGCAACATCCTCGGGATTTGTGGCTTTGTCATGAGTGGCGCGTTGGTTGGAGCGTCAATTGTCGCGTTTACTCGGATCCCTGGGATGATTGACGACTATGCCGCAAGCATGATGAATGACATCACCGCCAATGTCACTGACATGCTGCCCGGTCAGGTTGATGAACTTATGCCAGAGTTGCCAACTAGCACTGGTCCGGCTGTGCCGTTCAAACTTCCATGACTGATCAGGTCAACTCACCGCCCCACTACAAGCATGGTCGCGTTGAGGCGATTGAAGTCATCGAGGATGTAGTTGCTGGAGCGCCTGACGCTGTAACTGGGTATTTAGTGGGGCAGGTGCTTAAGTATCTACTGAGGGCATGGCATAAAGGCAATATCGTGCAAGATCTGCAAAAGGCAGCTTGGTATCTAAATCGAGCAATCGACAGGTTGAATCCTTAGGTAACCATCTTCGTGTCAGCTTGCGGCTCAATCTCTGGAACGTCCCAAGCGCCAAGCCATTCACGCAAGGCATCTCCTGTTGGTGTTTTTGGCGGCCATTTGACAAATTTCAGCAGTTCTTTTGGATCAGTAAATAGTCTTGAGGTATCGCCTGACAAGCAAACGTAGATATAGGGCACGCCTTCGCGTTGCTTAGTACGGTTGATTGAAAGTTCGCCTGCTGTAAACCGTTGAGACTTCATGCCGGAAATTCCTGAGATCAAGTTGCCAAGGATCTCTGTGCAAGAGATTCCAACGTGGCAAGCATTGCCGCCTCAGAGTATCCCAAAAGAACCGCCAATTACTTTGCTGCTGGGCTTCCCTGTTGCAGAAATACCTGGCTGTGTAGAAACCAGAAACACACAGCCTGGCAATAAAGATGCTTATGACACTGACCCAAAGGGCAACGTTGTTGTGTGCGGTGCAACCATGCCGTCATACAACCCGCCAGTTTTCAATCCTGCGTTAGCGACACAAGCACCAAAAGTTGCTCCAACAGAAGCGCCTGCTGTTGATTCAGAAACCGCTGAGGAGGTTGTAAAAAACGCAGCCAAGGCGCGTAAAGCAGCTGCAAAGAAAAAGCCGGATGGCTCAAATCCGGCTAATACAGCTCCCTCAACCGTGTCGGGTGCCAGTCCCGACCTCCCAAACTTGCCAATAGATCCGCCGTGCCCACCGTTTGGATCGAAAGAAATCGGATCTTTTAACAAATTAGGAACAGAGATTTTGGTGGGCTATGAGCTGCAAGATGGGGAGTGCGTAAAACTTTGGAATCCTGTTCCTGCTAGTCAGGTGTTGAACAATTACATCCCTGATGCTGCGCCGACAGTTTCGATTGCGATCACAGCTGCCGTTGCGACTACCACCGCCATATTTGCCAAGCCTATTGCCTCAGTACTGCAAAAACTTGCCAAGCCTCTCACTAAAAAAGTGGTTAAAAAGATCAATCAGAAGCTTGGCCGTAAGGAGAAATTGGAATCTTTACAGGAGCGGAAGGTTTCGCAGCGTCACCGGAATCGAGCCATTCGAGATCTGAGGCGGGCTTTGGGTAAGTAATTGAGTGCGTGTGGGGCGGCAAAACTCCGGGCGGATTAGTCAGCACCACGTCTCTGCAGATCTGTGCGTAGACACCAGTAATTATGATGCCGTCCTTCATAAGGTCAGCGCAATTTTTAACGCGTTTGATCTCGTAAACCATCCGCTCCATCGCAATCTTTGCGTCTAGCAAGGCGACTTGTTTCTCTGCTGCTGCACGACAGGTTTTGACATGATGGCGATCTAGTGGAACGGAGATTGTTGCCGTAATTCCTCCATTGATTGAGAAATTATTTTTCTGTGCTGTACGAATTGGCTGGTAGTAGAGGATTTGCCCAGGATTATCTGGGTCGTAAACTGGCTCGTCATAGTAAGCCTCATAAGGCATCGCAAAGCTGGTGGTACTGCTGAGGAAAGGGTTGATGTTTAGCGTTGCACCTTGGCAGCTAATTCCTCCGCCATAAGTGTTAGTAAATTGACGGCTAGGAACTACCTGCACAGCTTGGTTTGTGACTGACCCTGAGCTGTTTGCAACTGGAGCGGCAGTGCTTGAGACCTGCGCTTGTGCTGGAGCGGAAAGCAACAGCAACGCTGCGATAACGCGCTTCATTGTGTAAATGTACTTGTCGTTTCCGTGATGGATTCAATGTCAGTTTCGCGGTTGATGATGGTGTGGTTCACCAAGCCAGGCCCCATTAATGTTTCAACTAACTGAAAGCTGCCACCTTCTTCAACAATGTTCCAACTTGGCCTGTCAGCAGGATCAAGACCAGTCCAAGTGCTTGTGATGCCGTTGACATCATTAGTGATAGTGCTCAAAGCCTTTGGGGAAAGCTCACCGTTTTTTGGAGAGATGTTCGTCCCAGAGACAGACAGTTCGTATCCCGTGCGGTACTCGTAGGAATTGATAACTTCGTTGACCTTTGTTTTTGTTGTTGTGGTGGAAGTTAAGGTGCCTTGCTGAAAATTAGGCACCACAGGAACTGCCGCAGCTGGGGCGGCAATCAACAACAACAGCAGCAAGATCATTTGATTGTTAGCTCTGTAGTTAGCTGACCGATAGCCAGAGTGTTAGCCCCACCGGCTGTAATGGTCATGGCTCCATCTGAAGCAATGGTGCCTGCTAGGTCACCAGCAACTCCGTGAGCTGTACTAATGATGCTGCCAAAGTTTGCAGCGTTGCCTGTCGTCACAGCGGATGTTGGAACGGCATCGGCTTGCGTATAGCTTTGACTAAACGAGAAGGCTTCACCTGGGGTGTCTTGCGTTACGGCGATAGTGCCTGGTGAATAAACACCGCTTGTGATTGTTCCGGCTGAAACGGTGTTTGCTGTATGGGAGTCAGTTGTATCAACTCCGCTACCGCTAATCGAAAACGAGGAACCAATTCGATCTGCACTTGTCACCGCGCCACCAACTTGCAGTGACACGGAAGAGATGATTTTGTGGGTCAGATCAGCCTTGGCAGGCATTGCAGCTGCCAATGTGATGCCCAATACCAAAAGAGTGCGGTTCATTTTGGCTTTGCGGTTGGAGTCTGTTCTTTAATTGTAGGCTCCTCTTTTTTCTTTCTATTGTTGCCAACAGCTAATCCAAAAGACGCAGCTGTGCCACTCAAAATGCTGGCTGGATAGGTTGGGTCTAGAGACTGCTTGAAAACGCCAAGGTAGTTTGCGGTCAAAATTGCCATTGCCCAGCCAAGCAACACAACCTTGATAACGTCGCCTAGACGGGAGCTTGATTCGTCTTGTTCCTGCTTTCCGTTTGACTCTGCCATGATGGAGAAACGCTAGGGGTCGAATGGTGGTTGAAGTCTGGGCAGCTGTTGCTGGAGCAAGTGTTGGGGTGGCTTCTGCTGGTTTTACAAATGCCAACCGTCAGAACCAGCAATCAAGAGATTCGCTGGTGCGACTGACGACTGCTGTCGATAATCTAGCGAGAAGAATGGATATTCTTCACGCAGACATTAGGACAAGAGATCAAGAAATTTTTGCAAGACTATCGAATCTTGAGCAATCAGTGGCCCGACTTGAGGGTCATAGCAATCGGAACTAACGTGTCTGTGTAGTTAAGAGCAGTCCAATGCTTTTGATTCTCAAGCCATTTGTTATGGCAATGTGGCGTTCCAAAGCTTTCAAAGAGCTAATCATTGCGATGCTGGAGCGCATAGTGCAACGCACTGACAACGATTTAGATGATCTAGCGGTCAAGCACATAAAAGAGCTATTACTGCCAGAAACTCGCGTTGAGAAATGAGGCGTCTGATGGCACTAGCACTCTTGCCGTTTTTCCAGTTCTTTCGGTCAACGCCACATCAGTTAGCTGCGATCAAGGAACTTGAGGAGCAAATGCCTCAAGACCTTTTGGCAGAAGAAGACAATGCATGGTTTGATGCCTGGAAAGCAAGCGGCATAGACCAGGAAGTGTTTATGCCTTACTTCAGTCAACTTGACAACAAAGTTGGAATACCCGCCCGACAATGTTTTTCAAGTGCGTCAGCCATGGTGGCAGCGTTTTACGGCAAGGTAAAAACAGATGATGAGTACAACGCCATTCGTTCCAAATATGGTGACACCACTTCCGTTGATGCTCAAATACAAGCTCTTAGAAGCCTTGGACTAAATGCTGAGTTCCGCCAAGATGGCGACTCTGACCTGATTGAATTTGAAATTGAAAGAGGTCGTCCAGTATTAGTTGGCTGGCTAAACCATGGTGATGTTTTGAAGGGTGAACCACCACAGTGCGATAGCAATACATGCGGGCACTGGAGCGTTATCAGTGGTTATGCGGGTAAGTATTCCAATGATCCTGAGTGGATTATGCAAGATCCACGCGGCCTACCTGACATGGTTAGAGGTGGTCACAAG